AGTACAGACAAAAGGTGGCGATGGTGACGTTGCTGGTAGAGAAAAGAAAATGACACCGAACGGTTATCAATTTGGCGACAATCCCCATGCTATGAAAGAAAGCATGAGCTTGAAACTAATCAAAGAATACGAAAATATTAAGGTGAAAAAATGAAAATACGCGACATCGTCACTGAAAACAATATTGGCCTAGGAGATAGTTTTGATATTGAACTAGGAAACATAGTAATTGAAACTGGCATTGTTGGATTCATGCATGACGGTGTCATAGTAGAAGCTGATGCAAAAACACTAGCATTGTTAAATATTAGCGGTGCGTTACTAGAGTCTGTTGGCCAATACAATGACGTAACAGAAGGCAAAATGGCCGAAGTTGATGCTATATTTCAAAACTTAGCAAACGGTACTATGGATATCTATGATGTTATGAACAATCCACAAAATTCGGTTGAAAAATATGTATCTGAAAAATTACAAGACATGTATGACAACATTTCTATAGATAATCGATTAAGCCCAGACGACGACTTTGAACAAATCATTGACATCATGGCAGGACAATTAGCAGATGATTACGGAACAGGCGAAATGCAAGAAGCCAAATATCAAGGCCGGGAAGTATCATTAGGTAAGCCCATGCAAGGTGATGTTAAAAAATCTAAGGTATATGTTCGCGGTCCGAAAGGGAATGTTGTTAAGGTAAACTTTGGCGATAAAAAGATGAAAATTAAAAAATCGAATCCTAAACGCCGTAAGAGCTTTAGAGCCAGACATAATTGCGCCAATCCAGGGCCGAGATGGAAAGCACGTTATTGGTCTTGCAGGGCTTGGTAAATGAAAATAAAAGATATAATCTTAGAAGACAAAGAGGGAAAACTTCCTTCGCGACTCCAACAGGCAACAGTGGGTCTCGATAAATTTCGGGATGAGAAATTTGCTGACAGAGTATATGAGTTAAATCGTGTTATGATGGCAGTTGCGGCCGCAGATGGTATTAATCCTCTTGCTCCCGAAGTCGACAGCGAATCATGGGCTGGACGAAATAATTTAGCTTTTCCGTATACCCCAGAAGAACAACGGATGTTGGTACATGCTTTTGGAGCAGTCGGAAGTCATTATGAAGATTTAAACAATGGCGATTTGAAAAGTCGAGAACTAGAAAGCACTAACAAAGTAAGCCCTGTATCTAAACCAAAAAAAAATAAATTTGGTGTATAATGGATCCGCTTCAAGAATTAAAACTGCTAGCCGGCATAACTAACAGACCAAATTGGACTGCATATCAAGGTTATCCTGGCAGTAACATCAGCGTTACTGGAAATGAAAAAGCCCAGCTGATGCGTAAAAACAACATCAAACCGGGCACCGATGCTTGGTTCAAACTTTGGTTCAGTAAGCCTTATCTTACTGGCGAAAAACCTATCTAAGATTTTGGCTTAATTCCCAAATATTGATACCAACTCTCATGTCGGACCTGTACAGGTCGTTCCCTCCACTTTTTAATCAGTTGAAAGTGATCTGGCTTATACGGCATCCGAAGCGGCTTAATCAGCTTGTGACCTTTTTTATGATTGCAATCTTTACAAGCCGTCACACTGTTTTCCCAAGTAGTCTTTCCTCCTTGAGCACGTGGGATCACGTGGTCTAGTGTAAGTTCTTTATGTTCAAATACTTCACCACAGTACTGACATTGGTACATGTCGCGCAAGAACATATTGCTACGTGAAAACTTGGCCGACTTTTTAAAGTGAAAATATTCTTTGGTAACAGCAACACAAGGCACATTCATACTGAAATTTTCACTACGAATTACCCAGTCTTCATATTCTTCAACCACAGTGATGCGATCCAAGAAATATAGTTTGACAGCATGTTGCCAACCGATAACACTTAGAGGTAAAACTGAAATTGGATTGTAGTCGCTGTTCAAAAGCAGCACGTCAGACATTTTGAAATCTCACTGGTTAATTCAATAAATACTATTATGTAATATTTACTTATTTAGAGCAACCGGAATATGGCAAAACCTTTAGAAAATGTGCTGATAAAAAAGCCAAATATGCAGGAAAGCTACACTGAACAACAACTTCGAGAAGTTATCAAGTGTGCTGATCCTGTAACAGGCCCGCAGTATTTTCTTGACAATTATTTTTATATCCAACATCCCACCAGGGGACGTATGCTCTATCGACCTTTTGACTATCAACGCAGGTTAGTAGACACTTACCATAATTATAGATATAGCATAAGCCTTATGCCGCGCCAAACAGGAAAGTCCACAACGGCAGCAGGGTATTTACTTTGGTATGCAATGTTTGTGCCCGACAGCACAATTTTGGTGGCAGCACACAAATATACCGGGTCTCAAGAAATTATGCAGCGTATTCGTTATGCATACGAAAGTGTACCTGACTTTATTCGCGCTGGTGTTACTAGTTATAATAAAGGCAGTATAGATTTTGATAATGGATCTCGTATAGTCAGCGCCACTACTACAGAAAACACGGGTCGTGGTATGTCTATATCATTGCTATACTGTGACGAGTTTGCATTCGTTCGGCCAACCATTGCAAGTGAATTTTGGACTTCTATTAGTCCCACTTTGGCCACTGGCGGTAAATGTATCATCACAAGTACGCCAAACAGCGACGAAGATCAATTTGCTCAAATTTGGCGACAAGCAAACAAGTGCATTGATGAATACGGTAATGAAACTGAACTAGGTGTTAACGGGTTCAGGTCGTACAGAAGCAAATGGCAAGAACATCCAGATAGAGATGATGCATGGGCAGCTGAAATGCGTGCCCAACTCGGGGAAGAACGTTTCCGTAGAGAAATGGAGTGTGAATTCATTATATACGATGAAACACTAATTAATCCTATCTTCTTAACAGAAATGGCTGGTATTGATCCGTTAATAAAACAAGGACAAGTACGCTGGTATAAAAAGCCCGAACAAGGAAACGTATACATTGTTGCACTAGACCCTAGTTTAGGCACAGGTGGCGACCCCGCAGCAATCCAAGTATTAGAATTACCTAGTATGAAACAAATAGCAGAATGGCAGCATAATAAAACACCAGTCCAAACTCAAATTAAAATTTTATCTGAGATTACAAAAACTTTAGTCGAATCTACTAAATCTAACAATGATGTTTATTATAGTGTTGAAAATAATACATTAGGCGAAGCAGCTTTAGTGGCTATAAGCGAATTTGGCGAAGAAAATATTAAAGGTATGTTTTTAAGTGAGCCCAAAAAGCAAGGATCTAGTAGAGTATACCGAAAAGGTTTTACCACTACCAACAAATCAAAATTATCTGCTTGTGCGAAGTTAAAGAATTTAATTGAAACTAGAAAATTACATATTGCCAGTAAAGCTCTTGTAAGCGAATTAAAAACTTTTATTGCATCAGGCAGTGGGTATGCAGCAAAACTTGGAGAAACAGATGATTTAGTTATGTCGTTGATTCTCGCTGTTAGGATGGCAGTGTTCTTAAGAGAATTCGACCCAAACTTAGACGAAAAATTAAAAGATGATAGGGACGACATAATAATGCCCATGCCCTTCATAATGATTTGATAACCGTTTAGTATAAATATAATACCATGATTGAAATTGAAAAAGTAGCTGAAAATTTATTTGACAAGATTCGCAGCCGATTTGACTCTGTTAACATCGGAGACGAAAACGCCAAAGCCACGCTAGACCCTTCCATGGCTAGATTTTTTAATTTCGATTATATCAAAGATGGTAAAGAGTTTGGAAACATAACAATCAGTCTAGTGGATGACAATAATCTCAAAGTTTATTTTGATAAAGAGATTGATAAAAACATGTCTCCAGAAGAAAAAAAAGCATGGTATGCTTTTTTAAAAAATTTAAGACTGTTTGCTAAAAGAAATTTATTAACTTTTGACATCAGAGATATTGCCAAAAGTGGATTAAATCTGCGAGATCTGAAACATGCTAACAAAAATGCAGAAATATTGAGCAAAGACGATATCCGTGTAACAGAAAGTAAGCAATACGGAACAAGTCGCAGCAGTTATGAACTTTACGACAATGTAAAAATTATAGCTAGACACAGCAAGCCAATTGTAGACGAAACTCGTCCCGGTGCAAGAAGCCGAAATATACATGCATTCTACATCGAGAATTCTTTGGGTGAAAGATTTAGACTGCCCGAAGGCACTACATTTAATGGCGCAAGAGCATATGCTCGCCACGTAAAAAACAGTGGTGCAATACACGACGATTTTGGACAACATATAACTAAAATTATTAAAGAAATGTCATCTTTGAAATTGTTTGTTCGAAATATGCGAGGCAGAACCTTCGAAGACATCGAAACATCTCAAATGGTAGAAAGTGCCATTGATCATTATGGTAAATTACATCGAGACTTATTTACTATACGAAGTCAGAGAGGGTATGACCAATATAAATCATTGTGGCAACCAGAAGTAGTAGACGAAGACCAATTCGACATTGACGAACTTCGTGAACGATTTGTTCGCAAAGTATTTGATGATAGATTAATGGATGCGCTGCCTGTAGTTCGACGAGCATATATGCAAAGAAAAAATGCTGTGTCGGATGAATTCGAATCGTGGGCGAATGGTATAATCGAAAATATCGGTAATACTATAGACAATCAAAATAAAAAACATGCCAGCTTAAAGCTAGACGTAGAAGAAGACGCAGAAGATGACAGCGGTAATACAGACAGTCCGTTTGCAAATAGTTTAACTGCGGCAGATTCGGATGGCAATGTAATAGATGGCGATGCAGAAGATCAGCGATTAGTTCAACTTTTTCAAGAGCATGGATTCGAATTTAGATTCAGCGACGGAGTATATTATTTCGAAAGTCGAGAAGAACTAGAGCGAGCCAAAGATATTATAGCAGCATGGAATCCACATTTTGAATTTCCACGTATGGGAGTTTACGATTACGGATATGGCAGCTACGGAAGTACCACTGCTGATAGAGAAATTGGTAGCTATAGCAACGGCGTAATGGAAGAACTAGAAACAAGTTTTCTCAAACAGCTAGCTGGCATTACCAAATAATTTGATTTTTCCTACCAGCATCGTTATACTTGACGAGTGCTAAACAAATTTTTAATCTTTTGTCTTGACAGACTAAATACAAATGTTATATACTGCAACGGTGCAGTGTATATCTAAGCACAACAAAGACCATCTTAAATTTATAGGAGAACATTATGGCAACATCTTTAGCAGAAATCCGCGCAAAACTACAAGCACAAGAAAGCAAAGGCCAAGGCGGCCAATCAGGCGGTGACAATGGCATTTACGCCCATTGGAACATCCCAGAAGGTACTACAGCTCGTGTACGATTCCTTCCAGACGCAAACACTAAAAACACTTTTTTCTGGGTCGAACGACTAATGATTAAACTGCCTTTCGCAGGCATCAAAGGTCAAGTTGACAGTAAGCCCACCTTTGTACAAGTCCCATGCGTAGAAATGTGGGGCGAAGCTTGCCCAATCTTGGCAGAAGTACGTACATGGTTCAAAGACAAGAGTCTTGAAGAAATGGGTCGTAAATACTGGAAAAAGAAAAGTTATCTTTTCCAAGGATTTGTTCACGACAATCCATTGA